TTGTATTGTAGTTTTAAGTATGTTATTATTCTCTCTTGTTGCTTCTGTTCGTTCACATCTGCAATTTAACGGCATATTACGAGTTTTAGGTGTTATAGCTCCGTAAGTTATTAATAATGCGTTGTTAATTGTTTAAATGAATATAATAGTCTTCTATTGCTTTTTTAATGCTTTTAAATATATATACTGCTGCAAATGTTACTATTCCTATTGCTACTCCAAAAGTGCAAACTATGATTAATTCTACTAAAGTCTTAACTATTAGATTTATTATTAGAATCGTTTTTTTTATTGTCATATTCTTCTATGCTTATTTGTTTTGCTTCCAGGATTGAGTCCATTAAAGCATCGTATATGTTTTCTATTGTATCATCGTTTGTTGTGTGCATTGATTTGTCTATCTCTTTTTCGTATTGCTTTGCCACTTTTAAAAGCTTATTAAATTTTAGCTTTACCATTTGTGAATGTGTCCACTGCATTGTATGTAAGTGTTCGCTTAAGCATTTAACTAATGCAAGGGCTAAGTTTATATCTAAATTTGTTATCAGTTGTTCTCGTTCGCTCTTTTGTTTCATCTTTCTAGTTTTCTTAGTTCGTACTTTAGATGCTCTATTGCTTTTGTTATGCATTGTTTTCCTCCATCTTTGTGCTTGTTCTTTGCTCTTAGAATATATGAGCAGGCACTTCCTAAGTCGTAGCTTAAATTAAATTGATGTATTACATCTATTGCTTCCATCCCTTTGTTTCCTATATAATATTTTGGAGTTTTTGTTTCTTCCTTTTGTGGTCCGTATTCTATTTCACTTACTTTTTTTTGCCATTCTTGAAAGTGTGATTTATTTCTATCTGTGTCCCAGTAATGTTTACTTTTTCCTGTCATTTTCTAATATATTTATTAATTGTTCTTTTTTTAGTATTTCTCTTTTATGCTTGTTTATCTTTTTATAATTTTCTGGGTCGTATAGTTGTTTTATTTCTATTACTTTACCAATTTTGTTATATTTTACTATCCATCTTGTTTCTGGTTCAAAGGTTGCTCTTTTTAAATGGTCGATTATTCTCATTGTTTTCTTGTTCTATAAGTTCCTTTAGATAAGCTGTCCCATATTAATTCTCCTTTTAAATAATATTTTACTTTATAATAGTTTTCTTTCATCCTTTTTCTGTATTCTGTATATTCTTCTTTTATACCTCTTTTTGCTGAAAGGTTCACATATTTTAGCGTTGTTTTTATCTCTTTTGTCATTTATCTTTTTTTAAGTGATGGCTCTGTTCTTATTATGTTTGTTGTATGTCCTGTAAATTCTTTTTCTATTTCTTGCATCCATTTACCACATTTACATTTTGCTTCCTTTGTTCTTACTTTTCCTTCTATAACTTTAATAGTTGCTTTTTGTAGTTCTTTTACATTTTTACAATTTTTGCATACAAATTTAATCATTTTATTTGTTTTGTTTTGTTAATATTAATCCTTTTCATTCCTGTTCCTTTCCTGGTTCTGTAGTTCAGTCGTTTGTCCTGCATAGATGGTTCTATTTTTTCATTGTTCCATATAATTTGCCTGTGGTCTTTTATCCATTTATAATATGTTTTAGGTATTATATGAAATTTATCTGTCTGCCTTATTCCTATTCTGAATGCTTCCATTACATCTGTTATCTCCATATTGCTAAAATCTTTACTTAAGTCCTCGGCTAAAATAACTCCCCAGCTTACTATGGTGTCATCTGTTGGGTTTTGTCCTAGCTCTAGGTATGCTTTGCAAAGAATAGCATTTGCGTGCATTCTTAAGTCTTCTATCGGTATGTTCTTTATCATATTTTAAAATAATTCTGTTTGTTTTTGGTCCTCTTTTTTTCTTATTCCTATTATTGTTTCCAGTATTGTTTTTCCTGCTTCATAGTCTACTAGGTTTCTTGCCATTTTAGTTCTTGATTGTTCTCCTTTGTATTTTGTAAAGTCATAATCGTGAAACTTAGATAGTTCTTTTATTACTTGTTTTGTTCTTCCTAAGTCTGGATTTTTTCTATTGCTTATTATATTTGGCAAATTAAAATTAGTCCAGTACATATGTCTGTTTCTTTTTTTTGCTGGTATAAGTGGTTCATAAAATGGTATAACGTTTTCTACTACGTATTTGCCTTCATAAAATGCATCTAAAAATATTATCTCTTGATATAATTTCATATCTGGATATGCCATCTTCCTTGTTGTTTTCATTGATAGTTGAAATGTGGAATGTGTAGGGCAAGGAGGGGAGCTCCATATTAAATCGTATTTTTTGTAGTGGTCTAATAAGTATTGATGTGCATCTGCTTCTATTACTTTATCGTTTGGAAATCTTTCCTTATATAATCTTACACATTCTGGGTCGTTTTCCACTGCTGTTACTTCTATGTCTTCTTTTACTTCGTTCCATTTGTATCTATTCCCTCCAAGACAAGCATATAAATTGAGTATTTTCATTGCTGGTTTATTTTTTTCATCATTTCACTTGCTCTTTTGTAGGTATCCATCTTGTTTTTGAAAGTATTATTTTTTGGTGCAGTTTTATTCCATTCTTTTTGCCTTGCTTTCCAACGATCAATTCTTGCTTTTAAATCCCACGTCTTTTCTAGCTCCCACCTCATCTTAGTTTTGCTCTTATTTAATTCTGACCAGTAAATTATAAATTGTCGGCTTATATTGTTATCTGATTCTAAATTTAAAACCTCAGCTTCAAAAATTTTAATCCTATTAGATAAAGTATTAATTGTAGTATTAATAATTGTACTATTATAGTCCTTCTTTTTAGTTATAGGGGTGTCCCCTTTTTGAGTTATACCTATCCTTCTCTCGACTACCTGGTTTCCTTCTTTTATTAATTGTACGCTTACAAATCCTGCCTTATGTAAATCTGAAATCCAGGAGCTGATGGTGTTCTTTGTTACATCATACAATTCTGCAAAGTATCGATTTGATGCGAAGCAGTACCCTTCCTTGCTTGCTAGTGCTGTTATCTCTCCATATAATAGTTTAGTGTTTGGCTTGAGGTTGCTGTATCTAACATTGGCAGGAATTATTGCGTAGTAGCTAGGCTTCATCTATCATCTCTTTTAATTGTTTAATATTCCAGGATATTACTTTTTTCATCTTTATTTGTTTCATCAGTTCTGTTTCTAAATTTGATAATCCTTTATCTGCCATCTGGTTTTTAAAATCTATATATTTTAGTTTTGTTGTTGTTTCAAATTCTAATAAATCTATCATTTTATAAAAATGATGCATAGCCGTAGCGTGGCTTTTTATTGATTTCATTTTTGGAGGTATGTGTAAAAATCTCATACCTAATTCATCCACTAAATAATATATCAGAAATCTACGAGCTTCTACCACCCCTCTTTTTCTTGATAGTGGTCTATCAAATTCTTCTTTTCTTATTTCAAACATATTAGCCAGAGTGCATTTAGCTATTTCTATTGTCTTGTCTGTTGTTTTATCCATCAGTTTAATTATCTTTTATTATAAAATCAGACATAAATTTTGCCGTTTCTAGTATCTCTTTTAATTCTAAGCCTTGAGCTATTCCTAGTTCCGTAGCTGATTTTATTGCTACAGATTTTGCTATTCTCACTGATTCGGTTTCTTTTATTTGTATGTTTGCAATTGGTCCAGTGCTATTGGTTGTATTATAATTATTTGGTCCTGTATATGTTTTGCCTTCTGGAATTATTTTTATTGTATCTTTTGCATTTATTGTATATGTATAGCTTTCGCCTACGTGTACTTTTGCTTCATCCGTTTTTCTGTAAATTATACCAATTGTTCCATCTGTGAATTCTAATTCAAATTTGAATAATTCATTAAATGTTCCATTTGATTGTACTCTTTTTAGTTCACTTACTTTTTCCATTTTTATTTATTTAGTTTATTATTAATTAATTCTTCGCACATTATTTGATATTCTTCTGATTTTTTTATCTCGTTTATCATTTCTGTTAAGTCTGATATAAATTCCTGGACAGAATCTATTGCAAATTCTAGAGCCGTTGCTTCTATTACTTTACCTTCATTTATTAGTTCATCTTTACGATCTAAAAGTTTTATCCTTTTAAGTTTGTAATATTCCCTTTTCATCTTCAATATATTAGTGGCTAAGTTCATCTAGTTCTTATTTTTAAAAGTTTGTTATTATTTTTTTTATATAATTCTTGATATTCTTTTAGTTTTTTTTCCACTTTTTCGTTTATAAATTGAGCCTTTTTTCCATATATAAAATGCCAATATGAGCCCTCTGGTTCTACTTTATATTCGTGTGCTTCATCTATGTTGTAATGTTTGCTGGCTTCTTTTACTTGGTCCTCTGTTCCATATACTCTTATGCATTTAGCTTCCATTTTTATGTCTTTAAATTGTTCGCCTGTGTATGCTTGAGTGCTTGTTATATCTACTGGTTCGTAATCATATAGCTCCCAGTCTTCACATATTATTTTAGACATTATATCCTAGTTTTTGTTTCCATTTATCTTGTGCTACTCCTTTCCTTATATTGTATTTTTGTCCCCTTAGGTTTGGATTTTCTTCCTGGAGTTTTGCTCTGGCTCTTTTTATGGTTGGCCCTAGGGTGAGCTTAGATTTTGCGTATAATCTTAAAAAGTCCGTTATAGGTTGTTTATGTACATCTACTCCCATTGCTTCTAGTTCTCTAAACCAAATATGAGAGCATAGTCTTGTATCGTTATCTTTTAAATCTGGAATGTCTTCCATCAAGTTTTTTACTTTTTCTGTTGTATTCATTTTTTTATAGAATAAGTTGAACGTATTTTTTCTGATGTATTCCAGTCTTTTGCTCTAAGATAATCTATTTCTTTTTGTATCTCTTTAGTTGTTCTTATAGCTGGCTTCTTGTCTGTCTTGTTTAATGTGTTATAAATATATAACATCCAATCGTTGTAATTTAATCTATTCATCTTCTTTGTGCGAGTTTTAACTCGGCTTTTTTAGTCCTGCGTTATTATTTTTGGAATGCCCATCCTCTAGCTTCAAGTATCTGTATTATATTTTTGCTCCTTGATTCATCTAAAATTAGTACTTTAGGAAATAAAAGGCTATAAATTTCTGTTATGTGAGCTACTTTTCCTGTGTATCCAAAAGTTTGTACGTATTCGTTTTCGATTTTTGTTGCTAATGTTTTGTTGTAGTTGTTCATCTTGTTTTCTTTGTTTTTTTGTTGATGTAAATATAACACTTTATTGTTAAAAACCTAGGCTTATCAACTTTATTTTTAATAATTATATTTTTTTCCCCATTCTCTTTTGTAAACTTTTATAATATCTTTTTGTGTTATTTCTGGATAATCCTTCAATGCTTCAGTTACTGGCTCTAAATCGTTAGTATAGTAGGTTTCGTAGTTATTTAGTTCTCGCTCTATAACTGCTTGTATTCCGTTTTCTTTAAGGTCCTGGGCCATTGCTTCTTTGTATATGCTTTGGAGTTTCTGACTTACTTCTTTTGCGTGTTCCTTTGGTGTTATCATTCCTCCTCCTAAGTCTACATATTTCGTGCCTTCTGTATATTGCTCCTTGAATTGTTTTTCAGAAAATGCAAAAAAAGTATTTGTTTTTTTAAAAAGATTTGATTGTGCTTTTTCCATATAGTCGCTTAGATATTTCATTATATTATTGTTTTTTGTTTTCTAGTAATTCTGCCAGTTCAGTTGCTTGTTCATAATAAAAATTAGCTTGTTCTATCATATCTAGCATTGCTTGATGTTCTTTATATGATAATTCTTCATCGTATTCATTTAATCCGTTGTTGTTCCACATTTCTTCGATTTCATCTATGCAATCTTGAAGGTCTAGACTTGTGTTTTGAAATCTGCAATAGCTCATATTTCCCATTTTGTTTTTTTTGTTTTAGTCCTGCGTTATTAGTTTACTTTGTATAGTGTTTGTCCGTTTTCTAATAATACCTTGTGTTTGTGTATCATTATTACCTTTGTTATTTCTGTCCCTGTTTTTCCGAAGGCAAAGTTTCTAGTGTATTGTACTTTGTCTCCTGCTTTAAGTTTTGCGTTTGGGTTTTTGTCTAGGTTTTTCATCTTGTTTTTGTCTTTGTTTGTTGATGTAAATATAACACTTTATTGTCAATAAACTAATGTTATCAACATTATAATTATATTGTAAGTGCTTGATAAAGTGCAACTTACAAATATTTTGTAAATTTATGGTTTTTTTTAGTAAAAATTAAGGGGTTTTTTGCTTTGTTTTTAAGAAGCAATACTGCATTTTTGTATAGTTTTTTTGTGTACCTTTGTGTTTCAGTTCGATATCGATTATTCGATATTTACATCTTGTTTGTAAGGCCTGGCTTTTATCGTAATCGCCAGGTCTTTTTTTATTCCATTTTTAATGGTTCAATTATGGGGTGTTTTCCATCGTTCAAAATTACGGCACATCCTAGTATGGGTTTCGCCGTATGAAATTTTGCATAAGAAAAGGCCCAGCTTTTATAGTCTATTCCACAGGGAGCTTGTAATCCGAATTTTAAATCGTTAAGGCTTGCCGTATAGTCAACGAAAGCCTGGGTATGTATATGGCCCTGGCACATTGAGTGTCCCCAGTTTTGTACTCGCTTCATTATTCCTTTTCCACTGCATCCTGTTCCGTGAGTGTATAAAACTCCATCGTGTACAAATTGTTCTTCAAATATCCAATCTGGGCATTTTAGTACTTCATTAAGTTTTCGCACCCATCTTTTGTCTATTCCTGCTTCTTCACTTTTACGAGCCACTATTAAATCGTGGTTGCCCAGGGTGATAGTTATTCCGTTTGGTACGGTATTGTTATTAAATGCTTCGTACCATTTGGCTACTTCTTCTATCGCCATATCGAGCTCGTATTTTGCTCCGTGAGTTTCAGTATTAATTGAATGAAAGCTCGCAAAATGTGAGTCAATTATATCACCAGTCATACTTACGGCATTGCAGTCCCATTTGTTGTATACGTCTATGCAGTGTTGTAGGTATCGTGGATGCGTGTATGGGAGATGTATGTCTCCTATTATAAGCCGATTGGTTTTCTTTCTTCTATGCTCCTGTATTACATTATTTTCCTTTGGTGTAAGTCTTGGCCTATATTCTTTCACTATTTTTTCTTAGCTTCTTTTCCTATGTCTGCTATGCCTTGAAAACCTGCAAGGCTTAATAAAGCATAAAATAAATTAGAAGATGTCTGCTCATCAACTCCTAAGATGGAAGCTATGCCTGGTATTATTATGCTTGAAATTGCATATATAAATTTTTTGCTGTGTAGAATTTGTTTTACTACGATCGTGCTGAACCATTTTTTCATTTCGTTTTTTTTTAATTAATAAGTCCAGCATACTTTTGCTGGTTTGTCTTTGTCATCTATATCTATATGTATAAAATTTGAGCCTACTCCTATTCTTTGTATTCCAAAATGTAGAGCTGCTTCGATTATTAAGTATTTCTGGGTGCTTGTTGGTGCTGCTATATCTACAGCAAGTCCTTTACAATGTGATGAGTTTTCTGCTCCATTTATGCTTCGGTTATAATCTGGGTCTCTGTATCCACTCGTTATAGTATATGGTATTCCACTTCTGTTTCTCATATTATCTACTATCATCAAAAGATTTATATCCATATTTTCTTTTCCACTACCTGGTTTTCCTGGTTGGTCAAATTCGGATAATTTGAAATAATTTAGTTTTATATTAAATCCTATTTTTTTTTCCATTCTTTTAATTCATTTAATATTTTGAATGCAGTCCATACTATAGTAAAAATATAAACTATTATTTTTAGTCCAGTTTCTACGTTGGTTAGGCTCATTCCTATTGCTCCTACGTTTAGCAGTATCGTTGTTGTACAGAATTTGCTTGCTATTTCGTTTATCATTTTCACTTTTTAAAAAGGTAGAGGTAGTGTTTCTTCTACTGGGTTTTTTTGTAATTCTATATTTTTTTCTAGGCTTGCATCTAAGTCTTGAGGTGTTGGCTCTGTCATTTCATTAAGCCACCCTTCTACTTCTACTTTTGTCAAATTCTCATATAATATAAAATCATTAGGGTTTGGGTTTGTTAAGCTTAAAGCTCCATATACATCGGCATAGTAGTATCCTTCTTCTCCTTCTGTTCCTATCGTTGCTGTTCTTCTCCAGTGTACCATATTAACTACATTCCTTAATTCTTGCCCTTCTACTTCTTCTTGTATTCTACAATTCATTGAGCTTATAACCCATTCGTATATTATTTCGTTTTTTGTTTTTGCCATTTTATGCGATTTTGTGGGCAGATAATCTGCACCCATTTATAATTGTTGTTATTCCAGAGCTACTTGATGCCCTGCCTTCTATCCAAAACCTAGCCCTTATTTTTGATGATGTTGCTATGCTATGTATAAAGCTTGCACTTGCACTTCCATCATAAACAAACCCCCAGGATGATGCTCCTCCACTTGTTGCCGTTCCTCTGTCATAATTGTATACCAGACTTCCTACTATTTCTGTCCAGGTTTCTCCATCTGTAGAGTATTCTAAGTTGGCAGCTGCTAATGTTCTATTTGCAGTTGATGATACTTTTGATGCAAAATTAAAGCTTATATTATATAATCCTGCCGTTGCAAATGTTAGGCCTGTTGCTGCCGTTGTTATGTTTGATG